TCTCGTATCCAATCCGGAGGCTAATCTGTTAAAGTCACTATCAGGCAAACAGAAGCGATAGCACTGGACAAAGAAGTCGTTGCGGTATTGATCTAAAGTCATCTTGTAATTTTTATCATACATATCAACAGAGTTCATAGACATAGCATATGCTTCAGGTGTAGTCATTCTGTAAGCAGGAATATTAGCACTATTGACTTGGAGTTGGAAATAAGCAGGAACTGAAGAAGAGGATTCTATTTCCTTAAATTTAAAGTAATTGGAGATGTAGCGTTCTTTGTTAGTATCAAATACACCACCAGCATCATATTGTGGTATTCCAATATCAATGTCTGCCGCTGATTGACCTGCTACATCATCTCCAAAGAAACCACCCTTTTTGTATCCCCTTACAATAACTGGGGCAGATTTAGTAGAGTAATTTGTAGGGCGGTATGCCAACCATAATCTGTCCCAACTGGCAGAATTTACATTAAAGCGTGATGTGCCAGAGTGTGTTGATACAAAGGTGTAATAATTCTTAAAGGGCATAGATAAATAACCAACAGAAGCAATACGCTGTTCTACAATTTGGTCAAGCACTGATGTTGCCATACCAAGAACCTCGCACTGAAGGGTCATTTGTGATAGGGTGTATGTAGGATTACCTGAACCAGTTTTATCAAAATTATCAGCAGAAGCACCTGTGCCGTCAGGTATAACACGACCTGCGCTAATAGGACAAATAGTATCATCTGCTAATGTCAATTCTAAAGTTATTTGTGGCATTAGCCCAGTATCAATTATGCTTGGCTCTAAACTTCCTAAAAGGCCTTCCCAGTTGTCAATACAGAATGCTTCAGTGCCATCTGTAGAGTATGTTTCAGGGTCAGTATTACCAAAAGTAGCGTTATTGTGGTATGAAACAGAACGGACAATTTCTGGATGTCCTAAAGTAGAACCACATTTAGAACCTACTAAAGCGGATTTAGCGTGTTTGAGCACATTATATCCCTGAAATCCATTTTGGACTAAAACACCTCCCATATATACAGAACAGCGTTCTATGAAAGAAGAAACATCGTTAGGCATTGATGCACCAGCACCAGCAGTAACTGCATTAAAAAATAGGCGCGTGCCACGAAGATTTAAGAGTGTATTACTTGGCAACTCAAAGCGCACGATTTTACCTGATGTTTGATTACCATCAGTTTGTGGGTGTACTTTAAAGTGAGAAACACTAACACCTTGCAGACGTTGCATAAAATAAGAAATATTGCTCGGCAAAACAGAAGACATCTTTTTATATATAATATAAAATATAAAAAAAATAAAATAAATTAATTAAAATAAAAAAATAATTAATTTATATTCATTTTAAAAAAAAATTAAAGTAAAATATAATTTTACAAAACAGAAAGTTTTAATTCCTAAATAATTTAAAATTTTGGTTTGCCGTAATCTTGCCAAATGTATGTTCCTTGTGCTTGTCTTGCTGGTAATGGTGGTTTTATACCTTCACTTTCTAATTTTACTGGACTTCTATTTTTAACTATATCTACTCTAATTACTGCGGTAAAAAATAAATTACCTGTTGTATTTTGTGTATTACTTTCAAAATTTAAACTAGAATCTGTAAGTCCTGCCGCTGTTCCTAAATCTCTCTGTGCAGATGTTCTACCTAATTTTCTTCCTTTACTATCTGTTAAAGTAAGTCTTAAATTTGCTAATTTTCTCTGTTGTAAATTCATAAAATATTCTTCACCAGTATTACTTTCATAATCTATATACTCAACATCCTTAAATAACTTGGCGAAGATGTCACTATTAATTATATCACTATTGTATCTTCCTCTATCATTAGATAATACAGACATTTCTAAACCTGATTGAGCGTTGTTACAACGGAGATATACATAAGGGTCACTTAAGCGTTGCATAGGAAAATATCCCTGAACTCTAATAGTAGTAGCACCTTGTGCTAATCCAGTAATTTTTAAACTACTAAATGTTGTATCTGTTGCGTCATCTTGACGATTACCCCCTAAAATAACACTACTTTCACCTTCTGCTTCCAAGCACTGAATTTTTAAATCAGTAATTCCGTGAGCGATTGTAGAACCACCAGCATTTTTAGCAGTTAGTGTAATGTCTAAAAGTCGGTCATCTGTAGCACTCATAGTAGTAGAATTAGGTAATATAGTAGTATTCTCAAATGAAGTTGCAGCACTTTTAGTTGCGAGGTATGTTCCTAAATTAGTAGCAAATGATGTAGCGATGTCTTTTAAATTTATATAGTTTTTTCTATCAATATTTACTACATTTAAAAATGATGTAGTAGTTCCAGAAGCACCACGAACATTAAATCGTGAATTATTAATATTTACCATATAAGTATTGTTAAACATAGTAAAATTTAAAAGTGATAATCTAATGTTTTCACCATCACCACATTCTATAGTTTGCCCTTCAAAGTGTAACGACAGGTCATCACCTTTACTTTGTTGGTCACCTACTAAACTGGATTTTTCACTATCAACAAATATATTAAAACTATTAACAATCTCTTGTCCGTGAAATCTTGATCTTTGCAGACTCATATTTATTAATAGTAAAGATTTTAATTTTCATTAATTTCTTTTTTAGCATATTTAAAAGGCGTTGTTTCTATCTTTTCCTTAATCTTATCAATTTCTTCTTTTGTGCTATTTAAACACATATCATACACTAACTCAGCGTAATAAGTGGGGGTATTAGGCCATAGTTCTTTCATAGTTTTTAATGCTAATTGTTTTTCCATTAATTGGTCGTCGGTGTAATTAAAAGGATTTTCGTGTTGTTTTCTCTCAAATCCTGGCACTTCCATTTATTATATCTAAATATTTTATTTTTATAATTTATTCTTCATTAAAAGGTTCATAACTTTCTTCGGCAGTCATAGGTATAGGTTCTAAATGTTGCTTACCTGATGCGTGCCACGCTCGTTCTATAATACCTAACTGCTCTGGGTCATCTCTATAAATTTCATTTAATTTTGATTTTGCTTCTTCATCGTTAATTTTAGTTGGTAATCCACCAGGCACTAAATAACTCATTAATGTTGGATAGTCAGCAGGTTCTGCTATATTTGATAATGTTGCTCTCATTCTTGCACTTAAAAAACTTCTTGACCCTACTACCGCTTGACTAAAAGCATCTTGACCTTCTTTTCGGGCGTATCTTCCTAATGATAAAGTTGCTGGTGCCTGAACTCCTCCTGCACCTGCTTCTGGTCTAAACATAGGTGCTGGTGTATAATCTGCTTTATTTCTTGCTTGGAAAGCTGTTTGTAGATGACTCTGGTAGTTATTACTTCCTAATTCTTTTCTATAATTTTGTATAGCCAGAAATTCTGCTTCTTGAGATCTACCAGCACTTCCAAATGTAGCATAATTTTTGAGGTCGTTTATTGGGAAGCGTGATATATCTGTAAATCTTTTTGTTCGTTTAGGTGGTTTAATTCCTTTAAAAACATTTTTTTGTAAGTGTATCGGATGCATAAGGTCTTGTGACCCAATATCTAAGGGTGACATTTCGGGATACCTAAATTTCACGGCGAGGTCTGATAAAACCCCTGTTCTCATTTATATAATATTAATATTATTTTTTTCTTCTATTAATTTTTTATGAATTTTTGTTTTTTCGTGTCTTGCTTTAGTATCAATTCTAAAATTTCTACCACATTCACAAGTAACTCTTTGACTTCGTTTTTCTTCTATAATTTCTTTATTATTCTCTCTGTATTTTTTTTCACATTCTTGTTTTTTATCTTTATTTTTTTCTTTATTATTATGGTAAGATTTAAGTGATCCTTTATTATGTCTTTCTTTTTTTTCTTCTTCTGTTTGATGGCACTTTCTCATATTTAAATTACCATTTAATTTTACTCGGTGTTCTTCTTCTTTTATTCTTGATTGTGTTAAAGATACTTCTCCCAAGTCTTCTAAAATAACCATTCTCCAATTATCCCAACCACCATTCTCTCTAATAGTAGTATATAATTTTTGTGTATCACCATTATTATAACATTTTTTATGTTGATTTTTTCTTTGTCTAAATACTTTTGTAGAACCCACATAAACAAAATCAGGACAATCATCGCAACAAATCTTATAAATATAATATGACATAATTATACATAATATTACATTTATTTTTAAATCAATTTTTTTTTAATTACAATTTAAATCTGGAAATATAATACATTCATTTAAATTTTTTCTAAACGTTTTTTCAGGGCATTTTGGGTTAAAATCAATTGTTAAATTACCATACTTCTCATCTGTTGCTTTTTGATATGCTTTTCTAAATTTTTCTAAATCAATTACAGAACCTATTTCTTCTTCTATTGCTGTTATTTGTTTTTCTTGCTTATTTTTAAACATCGTGAAGAGAGAAAGATTTTCTCGTAGTAATCTACCGATACCTTGCTGACAACGATATGATTGACTTAATATAACAACCGCTAATCCACAAGCACTTCTACCATTATGATCTTCTTTTAAAGGAGCAACGTGTCTGTTTAAAGTTGCTAATTTACCTAAACCACTACTTTGAGAGATTGCTGGACTATTTATAACATCATCTAATATTAATAAACTTTTTACAGGAGCATCATATTGATATGTTGGTTTATCCATAAACTCTTCAAAATATAATAACTGTTCGTCATTCATATGTGGATTTTCTCTTAACACTTTTAAAAATTCTTTATGTATTTTTAATTTATTTTGGTAATCTTCCCATTCATCTCTATCTTTTTCAACTCTTTTTATAACTTCATCTATACTCTGTTTTGTTGGTTCATATACATCTTCTTCATCTACATATTTACCAAAGTATGATCTATTAGAAGCAAATGAAGGAGTAATCATATAAATCTTATCAAATGTTTTATCTTTTTTTGCTTGTGCTAAAAATTTACTACATAAATAAGATTTACCACTATTTCTTACTGCTGATATATACCATAAACATGGTTGTCTAAATGCATCTTTACTTGTTGGATATTCGTTACTAACCCCTTTTTCGGGATCTTGATTATATACAGGAAGTTTTAATGTCTTCATTATTAATATAATAATATAAAAAAAATACTAATAATGTCTTCTCATTAAATTATTTTGATTAATAAAACCTCCACCAAACATACCTTCATACTGACTTTTTAATATTCTTTGTTGTGGTGTTAATTCAGGTCTTGGTGGTCTTGGTGGTTCAGGTGGTGGTAGTTCCATTTGTAATTGAGGTTCTTTAACTGGTTCTACAACGGGTAGTTCTTTCTTTTTTCTTGATACTCTTTTAACAAATACTACATTATCGTTGGGCTCAAATTCATCGCTGTCATCACTACTTTGTTCTACTATTATTTTAGTTTTCTTTTTACCTTTTGGTTTGATTACTTTGGGTTTATCAACATTTATTGCTGGTGTAATTTCCTCTGGTAAATCTTTTGCTATTGGATTTTGACTTTCTGTAATTACTTCTTCTTGGAGACTACTCGCCGTAGTTTGTTTTATAGAATTTACTTTTTCTTCTAATTTTTTAGCGTATTGTTGTTGCCTCATAGCATTCGCTTTCTCTCTTGCTTTTGCTAATCGTTCTAATGCTTCAGGTGATAATTGTTTTCTTGGTTTTCCATTTTTATTAAGTTTAGTGGGTTTAGAAGTTTCAGTATTTAATTGTTCCTCAAGGGGAATTTCCCCTTTAACCCCTTTATCGTGTGTGGGACGATTTTCCCACTCTTGGACTTCTAGTTCTTCTTCCATTTATTATAACAAAAGAAAAAAAAATTAGAAAAATAATTATCTATTTTTTTCTAAATTAAAATAAAAGTAATTATTATAATGCCTCGTAGAAGAAATAGTCCTCAATTAGTAGTATTAGATGAAACTACATTAGATTATGATATACAAGAACCTATTAGACCTGTTAAAGATTACTTAAAAAATCAAGTATGGGAATTAATAAAAGCAAAACCAGATAATAATAAAATAGAATGTAGTATATGTTTAGATGACATCTGTTGTCAAAAATGTTATACAATATTAACTTGTGGGCATTCTTATCATTTATCTTGTGTAATTAAATGTAAATCTTGTCCTTTATGTCGGTCATAAATAAGTTTATTTTATAGAAAAAAAAATATTTACATATATAAATGACTAATTGTCAAGAATGTGGAAAACCTTTAAAATCAATAGGAACAGCAAGAAAGAATGGAAAGACCACTCACGGAGATTGGGTAACGAGAGAATATCATAAGAAATGCTGGAAAGAATTAGAAAATAAAAAAAATAGTTATAATTATATATGCCAACTAACAGGGAAGAATACTTTAAGAGACATAATATTACAAAAGATAGTTTAAGTAAAAGTGAAATCGCAAAAATAAGTAAAATACCAATTAAAATACTTGATGAGGTGTATGATAGGGGTGAGGGTGCTTATTCTAATAATCCACAATCTGTGAGAACCAAAGGAGGTAAAAAAGATCCGAAAGCACCTTTAAGTAAAAAAATGAGTATGCAACAATGGAGTATGAGTAGAATTTACTCGTTTGTTAATAAAATGGAAGGAAAAAGAAAATTAAATCACGATACTGATTTAGCAGAAAAAGTATCTTGGTATAAAAAATAAAAATAAAATTGATTTAAAAAAAATGGGTATAATTAAAGTATAACTATGCCCTATAAAGATGAAGAAAAAAGAAAACAATGTTGTAAAGAATATTGTAAAACTATGAAATATAGAATATATGATTGGAAAAGAAAAGGAATTAAAATTATAAATGATGAGGAAACTTATGTTAAATATATGTGTTTAGAAAATTGTGAATTATGTGATAAAGTTTTAACAACTGGGAATAAAGCAGTAAATAGAAAATGTTTAGACCACGACCATATTTCGGGTTATGAAAGAAATATATGTTGTAATGAATGTAATGCATATAAAAAGAAAACAGACAATTTAAGATTGATGATATGTTTAGAACTTCATAGAGAATTTAATAAAAAATAAAATAAAAATGTATAAGTAAATGCCTCATTTAGAATGTGTTAATGAAGAATTTAAACACTACTTCATTGTTGATAGTCCTAAACGAGTAAATAAATCTGGTCGTAGTATCTCGCTCTTGATAAAGCGGTGTAAATCATTTTTGCATGATACATATCGT